GGATAAGTACTGCGCCCTGTCCACCGAAATCGTCTTCGACAGAAATGGTGAAATTATTTCCGGTTCTCGTGATCCTCAGAACACCATCGATAGCAACAGCTGTATAGCCCTCGTTACCGTTGATCGAAGAGGCTAAAGCGTTTGCGGTATGGTCAGTTCCAATCTCATTGTTGGATGACTGAGTATGAGGACTCGTATGGCTGTAAGTAACAGTGCCGTTTCCAGCAGCGTTTGTAAGAGTTACGGAAGTTTCTCTCGCGTAGTTGTCCTGCTTGATGTACACCAGAGCGATCTGGTCGTAATTGATGCTCGTGGTGGTGGCTGCGTCCATTGCAACCACGGTTGAGTTATTGCTGGTGGCCGTGTTCACGATGAATGTGACATCTGCAATGGTCAAAGCCTTGATGGTGTCCCGTGTTCCACCAGTCAGGTAGTTCTTGGCCCCAGTGTCGTAGTAGACGTTCTGGCGAGTGCCATCAAGGTTGTAGACGAAGATCTCATCTGGGTGAATCAAGCAGATGTACTTCTCGTTGACATCTCGGATGATCAGGTGGGGCTTTGCATCAGACTCGCTGACAAGAGCAAGAATCGCGTTGTCATCTTGCTTGCGAAACTCCACAATCTTTGACGCCGGAGGACGCTTGATAAGCCCTTCGATTGGACTGGGGAAGGCGTTCTCCATCACCTCGCATTGATTGCTGTCGCGCACAGCAGGAGACTGCTGGCTGACTCCTCCGATGAGGTTTGGGATCGACTGAGTAATCAGGGGCATCAGTAAGTCCTGTAGGAGGCGTTTCGCATGATGACGCTGGCAGTCGAGTACTCATCAAAGATTGAGTAGTCGGCAGTGTCCATTTCGTACTCACGCATCTTTCCGAGAGCCATGACTTCATCTTGAATGTTGAAGACATGGTGCTTCTCCGAGCCAACCATGCGATCCATGAAGATGCGGGAAGCACGGATCATGATGTACCTACGGGCTGGCTCCGGCATCTCCTCGAAGTCAAGCATGACGATGCGAGTGACCTCGATGGGGCTGGAGAAGACATACGAGTTCGTAGCCTTGTTGTACAGCCTGTTTCCCCGCGTGACGATGTCAAGACCTTCGATCAGATCCGTATCTACCCGAGCAACATTCTCGGAGACATACAGAAATCCAGAAGAATCTGGGGTCATCGTCACCTTGTACTCGATGTTGAAGTGCCAGCCATACGACTGAACTTCACGGCTGACCTCGTTCAGGATCTGCACGGCGATCAGAGAATCGGCCCGCTGCGAGCTCAGGGAGTTCACAGGAGGCTCTCCGATTGTGGACAGCATCGTGTTGATGGCTTCAAGTTGGCTGGTCTTTGTGAGCATGAGTACCTCGATAAATGGGCGGTAGGCTCCAAGAGGAACCTACCGCCCTTGTGTTGTGCGTTCAGCCGTTAGGCTGAGGATTCATCAGGATGCGTTGATGATCTCGTAGCAGCACTCTTCGCGGAGAATGCCGTGACCCATTGCGTACTTCGCCAGCATGAGCGTACCGAGACGATCCATGATGTAATCGCTCTCGACCGAGAGGTCCATCAGCTTGACCGTACCAACGGCATCCGTGTGGAAGACAATGCCTTGAGTCGTGCTGAAGTTTGCCTGACCGTAGCCAACGCCATTGTCACCGAAGGGATCGTTCTTGATGCCCGAAGCATTGTGGACATTGGTCACGTTGGTTTCGGTGGCCGTCGGGATGTGGTTTGACTTCATCACCGTGATGCCAGCGATCTCAACGATGTTACCCTTGGCGATGCTTCCGTTTCCGCCGTAGTCCTTGTTGATTGCAATCTTCGCGCCGTCACCGTTGACCAGCTTGTAGTAGTTGCCCGGAGTGAGGAGCGCGTAACGACCATCGGTCGGAACATTGGCCTCGTCCATCTTCTGAGCAGCGGTGAAAAGGGAGGCAATGATGTTCTCAGAAGTGACCGACGCGCCCGTCAACTCAATCTGAGAACCGAGGTAGGCCGCATTCGATCCGCCAAAGCGGTCCGTAGTCACACGAGCACCAGCGATGACGGTACGGACCATGTTCTTGTCAGCGGTGTACGCAAGAGAACGACCGATTTCGCGCGAGTAGGTCGAACGAACATCGTAGTGGTTCTTAAGTTCATCGATGTCCGCAACGAACACCGAGCTGACGAGGACATCATCGATGTAGATGAGCTTCTCGTTGTGACGGAAACGCTGGAGGTACTTGTTCGATCCACCGTCAAATGCGACAGTCATCGCAGCGGTGCTGCTGGCAGTGGTGTTGCCATAACCCGTAGTGGAGCCAGTCGAGAGGACCGATTCACCCGGCGTGTGGTACTGAGCCGACGCAACGCCAGTCACGGCGAAGGATGCGACCTTGCCCGAGCTGATGGTGCGGACCTTGGTGATGGGAAGCATGAGGTTCGCTTCCTCAAAGCTGGCGATGATTTCGCCGGAGAAGACCTTGAGAAAGAGTGCATCTACGTCGTTGGCCAGATTCACCTGACCAAGACGTGAAGGAGTTGATTGAATTGCCATTGTTGGAGATTCCTAGAAAGAGTGCGTGTGAAAGTCTTGACCGTTAGTCGCTACTCTTGAGGTTATCCCACGCATGGGGCCACAACTCGCAACTCGTCTCACCCGTCAAGAAGGTGAAACTTCCTTAGATTCCTCCACAAAGCTAGGAGGAACTACATACCAACCTTCAGGGATGTCCACAATGTTGTCCATAAGTGTCCATTCCCCTTCGATGTAGGCGTAGACCCGTGCCTTTGCTTTAGGGCCGATCCTGATCGGACTTGATTCCGGAATCAGCACGGCTCTTGTGCATCCACTGGCGAATCCGAGAACCAGCACGACGCAAAACAGCAGGATCCCGATTAGCCTCGATGGCCTTTCGGGATCCTGCTGCAAGCTTCGCGAAGAACTCAAGCAACGCCACCACCAGCGTCGTGAGTATTGCATTCACTTGGCTCCGGCCTCTTCACTGGAAACATCGTTGTCTCGGGCAAAGAAGCCGATACCAGCCACTCCAAGCGCAGCGAACACAACCTGCAAGTCAAACACAGTTTGAGGATCGGTGTCGAACAGGTACGAGAGTTGGGCGGCGATGATGCCGATGGCGGTGAGAATTCCAACGGTGGTTGTCTTCCAAGACTTCATGTTTGCTCCTTATCGGCTGTTGACCCCGAAGACATTGCTGTTCTTCAGGCGGTTTTCAAGATCACGACGGTACGCAGGATCCTTGGAGTAGCGTGGATCCTTCATGGCGGCAACAACTTCAGCAACGCTGCGGAAGACACCACCAGAGGGTCCAGTGACTTCTCCCTGAATCAGCTTGGCGGGTTGACAGTTGGTCTGGACGTAACGGGCCTGAAGACCACGGACAGCCATCTGCATGGATGCATTGTTTCCAGAGTCCATGATCTCGTTGAAGGCGTCGATCTCACCTTCTTCAAGGTTGTCAGCGGCCCACTCCAGCATCGAGTTGTACTGGGCTTCGCCGCCAGCCATCGAGTAGATCTGCTGGGTCTGACGCTCACCAACAGCCTTGACGCCATCGACGTAGTTGCGAATGACATTCTCAGGAATGCCCTGTGCAACAAGCTTCTGGACACTCTCTTCGCTCAAGTCGCCAGTCTCTGCGTATTCCTGAGCGTAAGGCTCGAAGTTCAAGCCGCTCGGAGTACCAGCGTCAGCCTGAGGTTCAGCCTTAGGCTTCTCCGCAGGGGTCGAGAAACGCTTCTCCAGTTCGGAGTATGCCTTGGCAAGATCCTCAGGCGACTTGAACTTCTCAGGCAACCATTGAGGACGCTCCACGGGTGCGGGAGTGTTCTCTGCTGCCTGTGCTTCTGCCACGGCCTTTGCCATGGCTTCATCAACGGGTTGTTCTGACTTGTAGATGACTTGGGTACTCATGCTTGCGATCTCATGTTTGCTTGAGCCATGCCGCTCATCGATTTGATGACTTCATTGCCATGGTTTGCCAGCAGACTCGATTGCATCTGCATCTGCTGTTCTTGAGCGAGTTGCTCTTCGGTCTTTACCAGCCCAGCCGTATCAATTCCAAGTGCGGCTGCGCGACGATTCATGTATTCACGGACATCAATGTACTGCTGGATCATCTGCGGTCCAAGGATCTGTCCGATGCCCTGTAGGTAGACATCCAGTCGGTTGAGGTCGTTACCGCGTCCAAGAGCATCAATGCCTGTGACGATGGTCGGAGTGACAAAGTCCTTGGGGAGCTTCGGCATACGACGGCTCTTGGTAAGACGGTCAATGATCCGCCCAACCAACGGAAGCTGGAACTCTTGAGACAGGATCGAGTAGATGCCGCCAAGCTGCCGCTCGATGCTCTGGGTGACAAGACGAACTTCTTCAGCAGTCACTCGCTCTGCGTTTCGGATTGTAGCCTCAGTGAGCAAGAAGGCATAGCTGAGACGCTCTGAGATTCCCTGAGCAGTAGTCAAAGCTACCTGAAGATCCTGACCCTTGTTCACCTGAAGCACTGATACGTCTGCCGCCATGCCCTCGCGGATTGCGCCGTTTGGAGCCTGAGCCAGCGTCTTGGCGCGAGTGGTTCCAGTGGGGTTCACGAGGAAGAGAACCTTGGAGGCGGCTGCTGCGGCTTCTACGATGCTCTTAGACAGACTCTCAAGTGAGATCAAGTCTCCGAGGTACTGCTCAACGTAAGAGCGTCCGTAGTCTTCTCCATCCACACGATTCATCCGAAGGGCAAGGAACGGATTCTGTTCCATCGGATAAACACCGTAAGACTCTGGAACGATTTCTCCCTCGACTTCTTGGTAGACCTCGACCTTTCCGTTTGGCATGGTGTGGCAGCAGGTGTAGATGTCCACGGTGTCTTCGTGGGAACACATACAAGAGCGAACGAAAGGTTGAATCTCTTCCGGAAGCATCGACGGAGAGACTGTCTCCTTGATGACGATCTTCTTGGCATTGCCCATTGGATCACGCTTGACCACGAAGCGATCAAGCTTGATGACACGCATGGGGCCATCGTCTGGGAAGTAAAGAAGAACAGATCCACAGACGATCAGTTGCTTTACTGCCTCAAACAGGCTGCTTCG